GCAAAACTAGCACGCAACACATTCTCTACAGCTCTGGCCCTAGATCCTGGTGGTGAGTAACTTGCAACCTTTGTCATTTCCTCTCGGCTAGCCCTTTTGCCCTTAGCTGCATAACCTGCATTTGCAAGCGCTCTGCCGATCGCTGAAGTCTCAGCATTCTCCAGTGCAGAAGTTGAATTGACACCCCGATCACTAATGCTTTCACTAGCAAGGCCAGTCGCCCACGCTTGGGGGTCGGCTTCTGTCTTAAATAGTTGAGCACTAACAATGTATCTAGTGTCTGTGGCCTGCTCGATCTTTGTAGATAATCTTCCATCTGGATACTCCTTCCAAAACTTTTCTAGTCGGCTCTCGACTGTTTCATAATCTGCTAAATTAAATGCCATCTGCCCACACTCCATCCTCATCCTGCATCGCTTCAGTTATTGTTTTAGCGATGGCGATGTATCCAAGCGCATCTGTGTAATTGTCATCGACTCGTGGATCTTCAGCTTGTCTGCTGATTTTGACCAGGCACATACATATTGCAACCTCGTTTGGTAGAATTGGATAACCAAGATAAGCCGACCACAACTCTGCAATTCTTTTATGATTTCCGATCGGATGGCCATAGTCAGCGCCTCTACTGTGGAGGGTTTCAACGACATCTGCAAACAGCTGTTCAGTTCTTGTCATAGTCAAATACCTCATCGGTTTTGATCTTGTTTTGGATCATACGACGGTGCATATCGAAGCCATCCTTACGGCCCCTCCAATAGTAAGACTGCTTCATATCATCAATCCGCATAAGTAGTAGCCAAGAAGCCATACTTAGCCCTATAAATAAATATATTGCTAGTTCAAGTGTCATTTTGTAGCCCTATCTATGCACACATACTTTGTGGCACAGCCATAGTGTTGCACCTGTGTATGACTTTGTGGATTATTTAAAGTTGTTTTATTATAACGATTAGATAACGTTAATATCTTCGAGGTCATCGATATGGTCATCGATAGTGCGCTCGGCGTACTCTGTATTAAGCCCCATAGTGTTTGCCTAATGCTGTAAATGAGCCATCCTTGTTTATTGGCACCAGGGTTGGTGTCAGGGTCTTACCTATGGTTTCTAGTATAGCAATACCCATCTGCCAATTAGCGCTTCCATAGCGTAAATAAGAGGCTTTTTTGCGATCCATAAGATTACCTACCTCAACACCATATAAGGCCCTGTAATGGCTTCCTACGCCCTCTGCATAGGCACTCATGCCCAGCCTGTGGGTGTGTCCACATAGCACAGATTTACCCCATTTTTTAGCCAGGTTAAGAGCTGTAATACCTGCGTGCTGTGACATGTTGCCTTCGTCGCCATGAGCCAGCATCCACCCTGGGTGAAACTCATAGGCGGTCTTGTGATAAGTCATACCCATTTCAGCGAATGACATAAACGCTGGGTATTGTAATTCGGGTAGGTTAATTAAGCCAGGTACTTTTAATAAAGTGTTGTATAGGCGATCAGTATGATTACTGCGGATAATGTGCATTTCTGGACTGTACTCACCGAGATCCCACAGAATCTGCTTACAAAGCTCACGATCTGCATGTAAGTCTTCTGAGTAAGCCAAAGGTGTCTGCTCACTCCATTTACTAATACTCTGAAAATCAATTTCATCTCCAACCACCAATACTGAATCAAACTTTTCACGCCTTGCCAATTTAATAACATTTTTTACAGCTGCTTCGTGGTGATAAGGCACCTGTAAATCTGAGATAACGAGGTATCTAGACGGCTTAATCTTCATCCTCTTCAAAATCATCAAGTGGATTTTTTATAGGATCTTTACTATCTATAATCCAGTCTGGATAACTTGACCTATCCATCGCAAACGCTAAAGCTGTGCCTTCATCCATTCCAGATTTACGGCAAGCCATATAAACCTCATTAGCAGCTATAGCCCAGAAATCTAACTTTGTAAGTACAGGCTCTTTAGTAGTCCTGCGCCTACGTGCAATCTTCTTCTTAGGTTTGCGTTTAGTAGCCATATTAAAATTATGACTTACTAATTAAGATAAAGAGATCATCGACACGCTTTTCTAATCGTGTTAATTGATCCTTCATACTAGAGCCACCATTAGGGCGCAACTCATTAAGCCAGCCTTTAACTAAGAAACGTAATCCTATTAGACCGCCTGATAGCACGGCCATAACGCCAGCGCCAAAGCCAGCCCATTCTGTAGGTGTCATGCTTCATTAGCACCGATGCCATAAGCACTGTCGGATTTATCTAAAGCCCTAGCTGCTGGACCTGCTAAAGCTGCAACAATCACAGACACGGCCGGATCTAAACCTAATTCATTACTTGCTAAGAATGTTAGTAGCGATACAAGCACACCTCTAAAGTATGATTTTAGTATTGCTTTTTGCTTTTTGCTTATCTTCATATCTTGCCCCCTATTAGTGGTATGTCGAACGCTGTGCCATTTAGATCGCCTAGTGTTGTAAAGCTGATATGTATATGTTTTGTGTGTGGGTTAATGCCTTTGTACTTACGCCATTTCCAATTTAATATCTTCGAGCATATTCGCCTGTTAAAGATGACGTATGATATGCGTGGATCCGACTTGGCTGCGATTCTGATTTGGTCAGCCAGATAAGGTGCGATCCCATCGGATGGCTCCAGCCCAGAATCAATATCAATTGCTCGTACATATCCGAACTTGTCTGGATTATGATCTGATTTTCTGGCGGAGTGACGGCTATCGCCCACCCACCCATCACTGGCAGTACGCCTATCCGGAAACCACGTATCAACTTGATCTCTTAACTGCACACCAGCTGCACATAGTTTAGGCTTCAAGTTCAATCCAACTTAATGTTAATTCATCCCAAGTAAATAAACCTTCTGGCTTAGGAGTTGGTGCTTGCCAGTCAAAATTGTTATTTAATGTCCAAGATGGATATGGTTGCGGCGCAATAAAGACATCATTAACTGCATCATAACTAAAGCCAATTCCAGCGTATTGTTTTCTTATTTTGCCATTGTATGAGGTGCGTTTAATATTGTAACCTGTTGCTTGGCTGTAAAATGTTTCAGTATCTAGGCCATCAATTAATTCACTTTCATCAACACCAACACTTACATTAACAACTAAATTATTTTCATCTAACCAAGCGTAGTGTGCCATTATGCCCAACTCACATTTCCAGCGGTTGCTGCGGTAATTGTTGCTCTCTTAAATCCACCACTTGCAGCACTTTCAGTTCCTGTAACTCCACCACCAAAAGTAATTGTAAAGTTATCTGGATATTTTATAATTACTACACCAGATCCGCCAGCACCTGCTTGGAAACCATTACCGGCAGCTGTTCCTGATGAACCACCACCACCGCCTGTATTTGTGCCGCCCGATGTTGCTGGAGTTCCGTTGGCTGATGAACCACCATTACCACCACCACCTGCTCCACCTGCGCCGCCTGCTTGATTATCTGCTCCACTATCTTGACGCCCACCTGAACCACCACCACCTGCTCTAGTAATTGATGTTCCAGTAATTGATGATGCTTCGCCTGCGCCGCCTGTTACTCCTGGCGAGTTTCCGCCAACACCATTAGTTCCAACTGCACTAGCACCACCGCCGCCAGCGCCAGTTGCTGAACCAGTACCACCAGCAAATCCTTCTACAGGAGAAAATCCGCCTTCATTTCCAGCACCGCCTGCTTTACCAGCACCGCCACCACCACCAGAACCACCAGCGCCAGCAGTTCCTGAATTTGTAGCACCTAAGCCACCACCAGTTGCTGTTGTTGTATTAAAAACTGAGTTACTACCTTTTGCGCCATTTGAATTATTACCACCAGCACCGCCGCCACCGATAGTAACTGTATAATTTGTGCTTGGAGATAAAGTTTGTGTAGTTAAGGATCTATAACCACCAGCACCGCCACCACCAGCAAATTGTGATCCACCACCACCGCCACCAGCAATCACTAAAAAATCAACTACTAATGGTGGTGCGCCTGCGGCTGTTATAGCACTAATTATATTTAACATTTATGCAATAGCCCCGACTACATACCAAGCATTAGCAGCTGTTTTGATACAAGCTGCTGATTTATATTGTGCAAGAGTTGGTTGTGCTGCAACTGTGCCAGCACTTAATACTGTTGTAGTGCCAGATGTCACCGCTTTGATAGTTACTGCAGTTGCTGCTTGATTTAATACAGTAATAACTGTGCCTATTGGAAAATTATATGTAGCATCGGTTGGAATGTTAAAGTTAGCAGCCGATGATTTATTCATAGGTATTAGTTGCTGGTACTCATCACCGCTACCTACTGTGTAATCTGCTGTCTTAGCAGTTTGCACTGTAAAGGCTGGTAGTCCATTCCACATAGCGGAAGTAACTACATCACCAGTATTGCCTGGAAAAGTTGGCATTATATCTCCTTAATAAGATAATACGTTCTGACCTAAGACTCCGTAATCTACGTTGCCTATTATAAACCCATCTATGACAGGTTCTAGCGTTGTAAACACCACTTTAAAGCTATTAGGTGTGATGATGTTTTGAACGCCAAATATCTGTAGTGTTTTCTCCAGCTTAGATCCACCAGGCTGGGTAGTAATTACTGTGATCGGATCAAAGAAATCTAGGTTTAGGGCTGCTACTACACCTGTATCGTAGTTAGGGGTGTATAGGTCTAACTCGATGGCATCGCATCGGATGGTGGTCTCAGCCCTACTGGCTACATAAGCCCTGGCATAATCTAGGGCTACAGCATCGGTCTGCATTAGCAGGTCTTGTTGGTTATATGAATGAATAAAATACTTGTCGATACTGGCCTGATTGCTGGCAGATTGCACAGTGCCGCCAGTCCTAGTGATTTGGGCTGAATTGAATATAAGAGTGTCGTCTAGTTTCCAGGCTGCATTAGCGTATGGGATACCTGTGCCATCATCTGCAAAGACTGTGGGTGTATTGCCTATGGTCTCTGTAGCTGTAAGCCTGTCCTTAAATACAAAGGATCCATCGAACCCTACATATATTGCGCCGTACTCTGACTGGGCGACAGTTTGCATAGCACCTAAAGCAGTGCGTGGCGTGCCGGGATCATTCTGTAATGTAGTTTGACCTGCATCTATTTGGCGTTGCGATGCTGGCCAAGCAATTTGATCTAATATCTCATTTATACGTGTGCCTGATAGATCGCCAGCATTAGCACCTGTGACTGTAGAAATCTGGGCATTGTAAGCCAAGCGCATCGCATCTACAGCTTGTATGGTTGTGTAGGCAACCTCTGTAGCGTCTTTCGGTTGTGTGTTTACATAACTTGTAATAAAGCCTGAGAATAGAGGATAAGTAACATTGTTATACGTAGCAGATATGCTGACTTTTTTCATAGGTGTTAGTAATCCAAAATAAGGCCCAGTCGGGTTAGTCGGGTTAAAATCGCCATTCTGATCTACTATGCGTAGTGTTAATTGGCCTGTCTGGAATTGGTCAAATAAAGCATTACGGCCTACAGCTGTTTGAATAAAGTTAATACGATCTGACACGTCAACAATAACTGCTACGGCATCTGCCAATACGTTTGTGCCTAATACGCCAATATCTAACTGCATAGCCTGAGCAGTGCTTGGCCCAGTAGAAAAGTTTATTGTGGCGTTGATTACTGGAACTGTCATGCGAACGCAATCGAGCCAGCAGGTACTAATGCTCCATTACCTAGTTTAGTAATGTTACCTAAAGCATCTTGAATATAACGTTCTAAATCTTGGTTACTACTTAACACTGCGCCTGTGTTGACTGTAACGTCGATAATGGTAGCGCCTTGATTTGTTTGATTTGTGCCCGGCACTGCGTATTGACCTGAACTTCGGTCAAATGTAGCTGCTCCCGCCTGCACTCTTCCCAACAGATCAGGCACAGTAGTTTTTAAACGAGCTAGGGTTTCTATTGCGGTTTTAAATTCTATAGAAGAATTATTAAACACTGAAGCTAAATCAGTAACAGATTTAGCTGCGTTCATTTCGGCTAAAGACTTTTTAGCCAAAGCCTCATTATTGTCTAGGATGGCTAACTTAGATTGAATACGTAGTCTAGTCTCAGCATCGGTAGCCTCACCCAATGCCTTCATTAAGCCTATGCGCTCTAAGTCAAACTTCTCCGACAGTTTATCTATTTCGGTTTTTGCCTTTAGTTGCGCATTTTCTTGTTTGCGTAAGGTAGTTGCAGCTTGTAGGGCTTTAGACTCTTTGCGTAATTGATCTAGGTAAACACGGCTGGCTGATCTGCCTTCTCGATTAGATGGCGCTGTCTGCGCTCTTTGTGCTGCGCCTATCTCTGAAAATCCTGCAAGGTAAGCACCTAATACTGGGATATTTTTAACATCAAATAAAACGCCACCGACTTTAGTATTACCTAGTTTTTTTAATTCGTTGACTAGGACTGCTATACCAACTACGGCATCTGCCGTGCTCTTTGCAAAATCATCCATTAAATTTGTTGCACTACTAATGCTGGTGTCTTTACCTAATAGTGACAGCGCATCTAGTAAACCTTTACCAATAGTCTCTCTAGCATCTTCGGCTGCGACTGTGAGCAGACCCATCTTGCCTGCATAAGTATCTAATCTGGCTGCTGCCTGGCCGGCAAACTTTTTATTAAGTTCGCCCATAATCTTGTCCATATCGCCAGTCTTTAGCGTGGCCTTGCTTATGCCTGCACCTAACCTGCTAAGGCCTGTAGTGTTACCACTAAAGCCACGTGTTAAGGCTGCGCTGACCTCAGTAAGAGACTTGCCTGTGGCTGCGCTTATGTTTAAGGCTGTTTGTAAAGCATCTTGGCTCTTAGTAATAGACCCTGTAGCTGTAAGTAATTGCTGGAATGCTGGGCGTAACTCATCATCTAGTACGCCTGTTAATCTTTGTAGGTTGCCTATGTAGTTTTCAACGCCTGGCGCACTAAATTGGAATCCTGTATTTCTTAATTGAACTTCTAAAGATTTGGCAGCCTTCTCATCGGCCATAAATGCAGCAACAGCCTTCTTGCTAAATTGCAATAATCTTTGTGCTGCAAAAACGCTAGCAAAGGTTTTACCCAGTTTCTTTACTTGTTCATCAAATACAGATATTTCCTTCTTGCCTTTTTTTAGTGCCTTGCCATTAAAGGTGGCTAAGGCCGAGACTACTATATTGGCCATTATGCAACCCTTTGCTGTGTAGTTTTGTTAAAGTGTGTAGCAGTAGCGTTAATTGCCTTCTGTATTGCTTCATAAATTCTAGGACTATCTTCTGCCCAAGCCTTGTAAACCAAACGGCCTTTAGTTTTGCGACCACCACCTCGCATACCTACGATCTTTGGCTGTGAAGTTACCTTAGGT